ATATGTGGACTAGCTCTATTCTATTCTACCATTCTAGCTCCAATACTAAGCATCTGGTTTACTGTACCACCTGTTGACAGCTCATTACTTACTAGTGTATTGATGGGCATGTTAGGACTAGGCGCTATGCGTACCGTAGAAAAGACTAAGAACGTACAGAGAGAACGATAATGGCAAGAGGCATTACATTAAGTAGAGGACGTGCTTCAGGTTTCGACCTGCCCAGAGCTGAAGAAGAAGTTGTGTCTTTGGCTAGTTCTTTTGATAGAGATAAAGAAACCTTTGAGCCTCGCATACCTGTTAGAGAAGAAAAGCGTCCTACGTCTACCTCCTCTCCTTCCCTTACTTTAGCAGGTGTTCCTGAGTATGAGACACCTGAAGAGTCTTTAAATAATCTAGCATCTTTCGTAGAACAGCAACAAGGTCAGAGCAGTGCTCTAAGCGCAGCAGCCGTAGAGTCTGGTGACTATAGCGGTATCAAAGGTGAAGACGTTAATAAGCTACGTCAAGACCCTCGTAATGTTAGAGACTACTACACAGAATCTGTAGATACAAACATTGTTGACTTTGTTGAAGATAACGACATACCTCTGTTTAAAGAAGTAAACGGTCAGAAGCTGTACTTAAACACAGGAACTTCAGGTTCTATTGCTGGCATAGCTAAGGAAGGCAGTGATGTTGTTTACCGGGCTTATGGCCCTGTGGGTACTTACTCTACAGTAGCTGTGCCTAAAGATAGAAGCATCTCAGGAGCGTTTCCTCCTATTGTTAGAACGGCTCTTGCTGCCTTTACTGGTGGAGCTTCAGAAGCAGTGTTGTCAGCAGCAAACGCATTAGCGGGAGAAACTTTAACTACACAAGATTGGTTAAACTTAGCAGCAGGTTCAGTTCAATTATACAACGAAGTCTCAGGCGGTTTTACATCATCAAGCGGCTCTCCTGTTACTGGCACTACAGCTTCCAGAACATTATCAGAGATGGCCGAAGCAGGTGATATAATATCTCTTACGGTTGGTGGTTATGGCATAGGTGACGATGCTCTAGAAGACGATGATTCAGCAGCAGTCAGAGCAGCTATAGAAGCAGCAGAGCAAGCTGAAAGAGACGCTGAAGCTAAAAGACAAGCAGAAGAATCTGCTAGAGCAGCAGCAGAAGCCGAAGCTAAAAGAGCAGCAGCACAGGCCGCAGCAGATCAAGCTGAAGCAGACCGCATAGCAGCAGAAAGAGCAGCACAAGCGGAAGCAGACGCAGCAGCAGCATTAGAGCAAGAGAGACTTGCTAAAGAAGCTGAGGCAGAACGCCAACGTCAACAAGCTGAAGCAGACAGGTTAGCCGCTGAAGCTGAAGCTAAAAGACAGACTGAAGTTACTGTTACTGACGGTGACGGAGAAGTAGTAGATATTACTGGTGGTGGCCCAGACACTACTACAGTAGAGGAAGAAGTAGTCCCAGAGTTTGAAGAAGTAGATATTACTGCTGATCCTATAGAAGTAGAGATAGACATAGAGCAACCTGAAGTAGAACAACCTGAACAACAGCCCGTACAACAACCTTCAGATTCTACTGGCGGTGGCGGTGGAGGCGGCGGCGGTGCTGATACTGGCGGTGGTGAAACTGGCGCAGGTTCTTCAGGCACTGGAATACCAGAAGAAGGCTCAGGCATACCAGGCACTTCAGGTTCTGGTGGTGTTGCTCAGGAAGAAGGATACGATCCTGATCTGACAGACACAATGAGCGTACCTAATCCTGATTTTGATCCAGAATCTAGGGATGTTCTGATACAAAGAACTATTTACGACATGATTCTAAACGAAACAGACCCTGTTCTTAGAGAGCGTTTAGAGCAAGAATACGAAAGGATGGGTGGAAACCACCTAGAAGAAGTTAGAGCTGGTGTACCTAAAGAAGAGGTATACGCTGATTATCCTCCTGAGTACATAGAAGTTCCTTACGAAGAAGCTACGTTAGATGAAGAAACTTTTGAGGCTCGTTATCCTGATGGCTGGGTAGGCGGTTCTTTTGATACTGTAGATGCTAACAAAGACGGTGTTATCTCTGAAACTGAGCTGTATGACTATGAGCATAACATGGGAAGTGGACAAGGAGGAGAACCTTCTGACATTGTTAAAGCAATCTTAGACGCTTTAAGATTAGAAGTGGACACTCCTGATCCCTCTACAGGTCTTCCTACAGATACTACAGTAGAAGTAGGTACGGCTGCTGGCTCTACTGATCCTGCTGTAGGCACAGGACAAGACCCTTCTACTGATCTTTCTACAGGCATTCCTTCTGATACCACGTCTACTAGCGGCACTACAGGCGCTGGAGGTGCTGGTGTAGGTACTGATGTAGGAGGAGGCGCTGGTGGCGGCACTACAGGCGGTGGCGCAGGTTCTGGAGAAGCAGAGACAGGCGCAGGTGCAGGAGAAGGAGAAGGAACCGGAGAAGGCAGCGGCACAGGAGAAGGCTCTGGGACTGGGACAGGAACTGGAGAAGGTTCTGGTGACGGAGCAGGCACAGGCAGCGGTACTGGAATCGGTAGTGGTTCAGGTTCTGGAGGAGGATCAGGCAGCGGCCTAGGAATAGGTATAGGAGCTGGTAGCGGTACACGCACTACAGACTCTCTCTTCGGTGACATGCTACAGTTATCAACACAAATAGGAGCTACACAAGAACTTCTTAAGCCTTTTACTTTTGTTCCTGTTTCTTCAATACAACAAGCACCACAGTTACGCACTAGACCTCCGGGCATGCTGACTAATAGCACTTTACTACAAAGGTATAGACAATAATGACATACTTACAATTAGTCAACAGCGTATTGCGTAGACTTAGAGAAGATGAAGTAACATCAGTTTCTCAGAACAGCTACTCTAAACTTATTGGAGAGTTTGTTAACGATGCTAAACGCACCGTAGAAGATGCTTATGACTGGACAGCTCTGCGTACTACACTGACTGTAACCACAGACGATACAACCTTTAATTATGTGTTGACTGGTTCACAGAACAGGATGAAGCTGTTGGACGTTATTAACGACACGTCAGACTTCTTCATGCAGTACCGTCCTTCTCGCTGGATGGACAACGCTTTCTTGATTGAGACACCTCCTCTTGGGTCTCCGCAGTTCTACAGCTTCAACGGTGTTAACGCTGCTGGTGACAACGCTGTGGACATCTACCCCAAGCCTGACGGTGTGTATCAATTAAGGTTTAACGTGGTACTACGTACAGCAGACTTTACAGAAGATACAGAGACTCTGGCAGTGCCTTCATCACCTGTTGTGCAGATTGCTACAGCACTGGGTGCTAGAGAGCGTGGAGAGACTGGTGGTACAAGTGCAGCAGAGTTGTTTGGACTTGCTGACAGAACATTGTCTGACGCTATTGCTATTGATGCGTCACAACATCCTGAAGAAACTATCTGGTATTCTTAATGGCACAACAACTACAGAACATTACAGTAGCTGCTCCGGGCTTTGCTGGTCTAAACACACAGGACTCACCAATAGGTGTTGATCCTTCGTTTGCTGCTGTTGCAGACAACTGTGTTATTGATCAGCTAGGTCGTATTGGTGCGCGTAAGGGCTGGGAAGAGGTTTCTACTAACGGCTCTTCTGTACTAGGTACTAGCCGTGGTATAGAGACTGTGTACGAGTTTATTGACAACTCTGGCGATAAGGTTGTGCTGTCAGCAGGTAACAATAAAATCTTTACAGGAACTACCACGTTAACAGACGCTACTCCTGCTGGGTACACGCCTACAGCTAACAACTGGAAGACAGTAACACTAAATAATCATGTTTACTTGTTCCAAAGAGGTAATGAGCCTTTACTAGCTACAGACGAGTCAGGTTCTTTTGTGTTGGTAGAGATGTCAGCTCACGGCCACAGCACTGGTACTCCTCCGTATGGCAACGAAGTTTTAGCAGCCTATGGTAGACTCTGGGTAGCGGATGTTACAGGTAACAAGCACACTGTCTATTGGTCTGATCTACTTAATGGTCATCACTGGACAGGAGGCACATCAGGCTCGTTAGACGTTACTACTGTATGGCCTACAGGCTTTGACGAGATAACGGCTCTAGCGGCTCACAATGGCTTCCTAATCATCTTTGGCAAGAAGTCTATACTGGTGTACTCAGGAGCCTCTTCACCGGCTACTATGACGCTTACAGACACCATAGAAGGCGTTGGTTGCATAGCTCGTGACTCAGTACAGCACACAGGCACTGACATCATCTTCTTGTCTGAGACAGGTGTACGTAGCTTTGGCAGGACTATACAAGAGAAGTCCATGCCTATGCGTGACATCAGCAAGAATGTACGCACAGACTTGGTGTCTTTAATTCCTTTACAGACTAATCCTATCAAGTCACTGTACAGCTCTGAAGAAGCCTTCTACCTGTTAACACTACCTGACAGCAACACAGTGTACTGCTTTGACATGCGTAGAGCGTTAGAGGATGGTTCACACAGGGCTACTACGTGGTCTGGTATGTATCCTCTGTCCTTTGCTGTACTGGAAGATGGTGAGATATACATAGGCATCTCTTCAGGCATTGTTGAGTACAAAGGCTATATGGATGGTACTAACAAGTACGAGATGCGATACTTCAGCAACCCTATGGACTTTGGTAACACATCTAACCTGAAGTTCCTGAAGAAGTTTAACTTGACTATCATTGGTGGTCAGAACACACCTACTACTCTGAACTGGGGTTATGACTACACAGCTAACTACACTAAGCAAGCTTTTACATTTGCTTCTAGCAACATAGCTGAGTATGGTATAGCTGAGTACAATACCACAGGCGAGTACACCTCTTCTATTCTCATCAACACTCCAAAGGTTAACACCAGCGGTAGCGGTGAGGTAGTAACCATTGGCATAGAAGCAGAAGTCAACGGTGCTCCATTCTCAATTCAAAAAATCGACATACATGCTCTACTAGGGAGACTTATCTAAATGTCTAATTACACTAAGACAACTAACTTTGCTACAAAGGATTCTCTCCCTTCAGGCAATGCTGCGAAAATTGTGAGAGGAACAGAGATCGACACTGAGTTTAACAACATAGCGACAGCCAGTGCTACTAAGGCTAACTCTGCTGATCCTACATTTACTGGTACTGTAACAGCCGCTACCGTAAACGTAACTGGTACATTGACGGCTGGAACAATTACTGGAGGGTCTTACTAATGGCTATTGATATGTACGGAAACTACACACCCGATGCTAATCCTTTTATATCTCAGCCTTCTAATGCTTTAACAGGTTTTGTACCGCCTTTAGACACAGCGTCTATGGATGCTCAGATAGCTTCAGCAGGTGTTATACCTCAAGCATCAGGCGGCTTTTTAAGTAGTGCCCTTGACTTTTTAGGTAGTGATACTTTTAATCAAGCACTACGTACAGGTGGTCAGTATTACTTAGGCCAAGAAAACATTAAGGGTGCACAACAGCTAGGCCGCGAGACTCAAGCAGGTGCTCAAGCTTTAGCTCAAGAAGCACGGGCAGGTACAGAGTTTAAACCTTACACCGTTACAAGCGGCTTGGCTAACGTAGCTACAGACCCTACTGGCGGGTTTGCTGTAAACCTATCTCCAGAACAACAAGCTCTACAGGCGCAGCTACAGGGCCAAGTAGGTGGTTTGTTTGGTCAGGTAGGTGCAGACCCTGCTACAGCACAAGCTGCTCTCTATGAGCAAATGAGAGCTACACAGCGTCCTGAAGAAGAGCGTCAGCGTCTAGCACTAGAAGAGCGTATGCTGTCACAGGGTCGCCTAGGTTTAGGCTCTGCTGCTTACGGTGGTTCTTCTCCTGAGCTACTGGCACAAGAGACTGCGCGACAGGAAGCGATGGCTCGCGCTAACTTAGGTGCTCGTCAACAAGCAATGGCTGAACAATCTCAAGCTGCTCAACTGGGTGGTATGCTACAGGCTGCGGGCTATCAGCCACAGCAGCAAGCGTTGTCTATGTTGTCTGCTAGTCAAGTACCTGCTGGCTATGCTGATATTGCTCGTAGGACTGGTACTGAACTGGCTACACAGATGGGTCTGGGTGGCTTGGAAGCAAGACTACAAGCGGAAGACTTAGCTAATCGTCTACAGCTACAGCAAGGGGAAGCAATCTTAGGTTCTTTGTTTGGTCAACAAGCCACAACTCAAGAGCAAATACTTAATAGAATACTTAATCCTGACGGTGCTGCTTTAGCAGGTGTAGAAGGGCTGTTAACGGGAGGTATTGATTGGTTAGGTGATAAACTAGGTTTCGGAGGATAAGATAATGGCTAGAACAGATATTGCAGGACTCCTTACGGGCATGCCGAGCAGCCGTCCCGATCCTCTGGGAGCAGGGATTAACTCAGAGCAGCAGCGGTTAGCCTTTGGCGCACAACGTGCCGAAGGTTTACAGCGTGGTATGCGAGGCTTAATGGGCGGAGACACTAGGACTCCAGCAGAGCAACTACAGATGGCTATGGCTCAATTAGACTTAAGCAAGCCAGAGGACTTACGTAAACTGGCAAGCGTTCAACAGGCTACTGGTGACTTAGCTGGTGCTGCTCAGACTGCTGCTAGGATTCAAGCAATGAAGCAGGCAGATATTGAAGAAACAAGAGCAAAAGCGCGAGAAAATAGAGCCGTAGCGTCAGAGCTAAGGGCGCTAGAAACGTATGAGATTGGTAAGCTTGACAGGCTTGATAACAAAGAACGGCAAAAGTTATCAGATAGTATAGCTAAAGAACAATTAGCAATGGCGAAAGCTAGAGAAGCTAGACAAAAAGCAGCATCTGAAAAGGCTCTAAGCGACGAAGTAAAACTAGAAGCTCAACAAGGAGAACTACGCACCCTCTACGTAAACGAGGCTATAGACAAAGGAAAACCTGAGTTAGCTGAGAAGATTAGAATAGGCATGGACTTAGCTACAGCGGGGACTCTCCTTACAAAAACTTCAACGGCTCAGATTAAACCTGTAACCGGAGACGAAAAAGAGGCGTATGATAATATTTTATACACACCTGCTATGCAAAAGCTATTACCAAAAGCACTAACAAAAGGATGGCACAAAGGCCCGTTAAATGATGCAACTGAAAACGCTATCTTCTTAAAGACAAAAGAGATAGCAACGAGAGAACAGCTGAGTACTGAGATTGCAATGGTTAAAGCTATTAACGCCCTAGTTAAACTTCAGGATGTTCCTCCTGATGGGGCAGATCCCAACAAGGAAGAGAGACGTGAGTTAGACAGCAGAGGCAGGCCGTTGCCAGACGAGACTCCATCCCCTCAGGCTGATGACGCTTATACAGATATGGGTAAATAAGCATGGTAGACATGACAGCAGCTTTAGACGTACAGCAAGAAGAAACCGAAGTTAACCCTCTGGCTCAGAGAAGAGCTAGACGGGAAGCTGTGGCTGCGGAAGTAACTGCACAAGAAGTTGCAGAGCAAGCTGCTCAAGAAGCTAGAGAAGCCGAGCTAGGTAAGGCTTTGACTCTTGAAGATATTACAGGAAGTTTTACTCTCCAAAAGCTAGGGGTATTACCGGGAGATCGTGTAAAGGATAATAAACTTGTACGTATCTTTTCTGATGAAGATGATGTCATAGATATTGATCATGTTCTAACACAGGAAGATATAGATAACTCTGCTACTTTACAACGATTAGACGCAGTAGCTGGTGACTTGGTTATTAAGAAAGATGGTAAGCGTGAGTTTCTATCAAGAGGCGCAGAAAACCAAACCAGACAGGCGTTGTTTGAGTTTATTAAAAACCCTAGTTACATAACCAATGCTCTTAATTTTTTAGATGCTCTTAACCCGCTGCCTACATGGGCCAAAGGTTACACCACTCCTTACGGATACAGCCCTGTAGTCGCAGGGACAATGCCTTCAGGTACTACTGTTGAGGAAGAGTTTAAAGAAGACATCAGCAAGCTACCTTTTAACGAAAGACGTTTGGCTATTAAAAGAAGAAACGAAAGAGCCTTACTAAAAACGTCAGGCCCTATGTTTTCTTATGATCCTGAATCCATAGGCTCTACAGTAGGCGCTATCTCTAAGGCAGTAATTGATCCTATCAACCTAGTACCTGCGGCTTCTACAGTAAGGGGAGGTATTCTTTTAGGTACAGCTATTGCAGGCTTCGGCAGTATAGCTGACGATTATGTATACTCAGAAGCTGGAGAGATAGACCCTCTTAAGGCAGGCATATCCGCAGCTGCAGGCGGTGTACTTAGTGGTGCTTTTGTAGGTGGTGCTAAGGTATTAGGAGACAGAGGTGCTAAGAAGCTAGTAAGGAAAGCTCAGATAGAGATGGACAAAGCACTGGCGCGGGGAGCTGATCCGTTAAAAGGAAAAGAGATTTTACAGGAAGCAGGTATAGACCTTAATAAACTTAAGGCAGCACAAACACGCATAGGTGCTAAACTAAACATCTCTCCAGCAAAGGTAGCACAGAAGCAAGCAGATGATGTAGTTGTCAACGATAGTGCTGTAGGACGATATACTAACAGCAAGGTTGATAAGATTCTAGGCGTACTTAGTACCCGTATCAAGGCTATAGATGAGCAGACCTTTGGGCGACTACGTAGGTTTGAGTTTGACTCACATAGGAATACGTCTAAAGCTCTTGGTAACGCACAAAACTGGGTTAAGGGTTTCTCTCAGCTTAACGCTCCTGTCAAGAACAACATTGCGCGGTTGTTATATAATGAAGACTTCGACGCTGCTAGGGCGCTGATGGGTCGTGAGTTGTCTACAGAGTTTGACGGTACTATCGTTCCTATGTTAAAGAAGCTGGGTGATGATCTAAAAGCTTCAGGTCATTCCTTCAAGAAGGTTGATAACTACTTCCCGCGTCTTGTTAAAGATTTAGAAGGTCTACAAAAAAGTTTAAACGTACAGCAGAAAGGTTTGATAGGCGCGGCAAAGAATAGATACGCTGCTAAAAAAGGTATCTCTGCTGAGAAACTAACGCCAGAAGAAAACGCAGAAGTAATTGACATGCTGATGAGAGGTCATACCTTTGGTATTAAAAAAGGTCAGCCGGGTTTTGTTCGTCAGCGTAAGCTAACTTTAAGCGACGATCAGATGAAGTACTATGCTTCTCCTGAAGAATCATTAGCTATCTACTTACGTAGGGCTGTGAACGATATTGAAAAGAGAAAGTTCATGGGCCAGTTTGGAGCCTTTAACAAAGAAGGGATGTTAGACGCTGACAAGTCGATAGGTAACTACGTTGAGGACGCTATAAACAAAGGGCGTATTCGTCCAGAACAAGAAGCTGATATGCTTGAGATGCTTAAGAGTCGTTTCGTAGGAGGAGAACAATCTCCGGGAGCACTGAACGCCACCTTCCGGGACTTGGGGTACATGGGTACTATCGCTAACCCTGTCTCCGCGCTCACTCAGTTAGGTGATCTAGGTACTTCAGGCGCACTTAACGGACTTCGCAACACACTAGCTAGTTTATTCAAAACTAAAAACATTGAGTTAATAGATATTGGACTAGATGAAGTATCTAAAGAACTAGCGGAGGGAAGTTTAAAAGGAACTTCTAAGCTGTTAGAAAAGGTGATGAGGGGTTCTGGCTTTAAAAAACTAGACCGGCTAGGTAAAGAAACCTTTATCAACGCTGCTTATAAGAACGCCCAGAAGATGGTAAAGAAAGACTTAAGTAAGTTTAAGAAGAAGATAGGGTCTACCTACGGAGACGAGACTCAGGCTTTGATTAAAGACCTTGAAGAAGGGAACATGACTGACACAGTTAAGTACTTCTTGTTCAATGAGCTGTCTGACGTTCAGCCTGTGACTTTGAGTGAGTTCCCTCAGGCTTATCTGAACAACCCTAATCATCGTATACTTTACATGCTTAAGTCTTTTACTCTTAAACAGATTGACGTAGTTCGTAGGAATGTAGTGCAAGAGTATGCGAAAGGTAACAAGAAGGAAGCAGTTAAGAACGCAGCACTACTGGCGGCTTACTTATCCACAGCTAACACAGGAACTCAGTACGCTAAAGACCTAGTGTTAGGTAGGGAAGTTAAAGCTGAAGACATACCTGACAGAGCGATGTGGAATCTTCTTAGCGTGTACGGTATTAACAGGTACACCACTGATCGCTACCTGTCTAACGGTGATTGGAAAGGTGCAGTTGTTAATACTATTACGCCAGCAACTCCGCTTATAAGTAATGCGTTTAGTTTAGTAGGGGAGCTTTTTGAGGATGACCCTAACGTAGCAAAGCTGGTCAAGCCCGTGCCTGTAGTAGGCAACCTAGTCTACAACTGGTTCCTCGGCGGTGCTGAAGAGTACGATGAAAAACAAGAAGCTGAAAGAAACAAATAAAAAAGGGGCCATTGCGGCCCCTAAGTTTTACTACACTATCTCACATGCCCCACCTACACATGCTAACTCCTGACTTCCTGTCGTGTTATCCTCTTCCTCGTACTTCTCTAGGTCATCCCAATCCACACCCACTGGCATTGCTGCTACTAGCTCATCATACTTCTCAGCGTCAATGTCCTCATAAGGAGCTTGTTGATATACATGGTCACTATATGGCAACAAACTAATCCCGCTACACAAGTCAAAGTTCTCCCATATCCACTGTGCTACTTGCAGGAACTCGTTATCAGTGTAATAAACAGTGATGCTTGGTTTATGTTCGCACCAGTGGTTCTGATATGCTTTCCAAAGTTCTAGCTGCTGCATAGCACCCACCTGCTTAACCGTCACAGAGGACTCTGGAGCCTTCACAGGGAAGCTAAAGACTGCTGATGAGGGTGACATAACATCCTGCTCTACGGGGAATCCTGACTGTCCCATGAAGATTGCAAGCGGGTCTTTGTTGTCGCTACGTACTCTGCGAATGTAATGCTTAGAGAAGCGAGGATGGATACCACTAGCACTATCAACAAGTTGAGATACAGTGCCGCTAGGCTTAACGCACGTAATAGCCGCAGACTGGTTAATGCCAAGCTTCTCAGCCCACTTCTTATTTGTATCCACAGCAACATCTCGTACTTCCTCCAGCCACTTGCCTAAGTCCTTAGACTCTCCCTTACTCAGCAGGTAGTGATCCATGATGCCTGTCATGCTGACACCCAGTAGTGCTTCCTCTTCAGTGTTCTTCTTCCAGCAGTTACGCAGGTATCTGAAGTCTGTCAAGGTAGCCTGTAGTGTACCAATGATAGCAGCCATCTCTGCCTTACTCTTGAGACTAGCCAGTGTGTCATCAGGACGTACAACAATCTCTGACAGGTTACAGAACTGATTGCTACGTAGGATAATCTCTGAGCATGGGTTAGTACCAAAGTCCTGATCAGGGTCACGCCTACCGTTACGTGCTGCAATCTTCTGAGCTGCTATACGGCTAAAGATTCCACGCTCACCCGCCTTACTCTCGTACATGTTCTGCATCTCGCCTAAGAAGGATTCAAAGTCTGGCTTCTCAGTGTACGCTACGCTGTTGTTAGCAAGCCTACGGTGGCCTTCATGCCTCCACCAGTCACCTGACTTAGCCTTCGCCATACGTGGATCAGACAGGTTAGAGAGGCTGATTAGAGCTGATCTACGCACACCACCTACCACTACAATGTCAGCTATCTTACATACAACATCGTGGCACTCAATAGAGGTTAGCTTGCGTCCTGCTGCCTTCTGGAATATCTCTACACAGAAGTTGAACAGATCAATCAAAGGCTCAGGCCCTGAAGCTCTACCACCAAAGGTCTTCAGTCTAGCTCCTGCTGGACGTATACGGCTCATGTCCCACGCAGGTATCTTACCAGCATACAGCATAGCTATCAGCTCACGGAATGCAGATGCCCAGCCTATCTTGCTGTCAGCTACAACAATGGTGCTGTCAGTCTTGTGAAAGGTCTCTGCAATAACAGGTAGCTTGGTAATGAAGTTGCGCTCTACGCTGAAGCCTACACCTGTACCACACATCAGCACGTACATCAGCTCGTCAAAGCTACGCGGTGAGTCAATGGCTAAGTAACTACAATTAAATCCAGCTACGTTATCCTTTGCCAGAGCATCACCTGCTGTCATCATACAGCGCATGCTAGGCATAACTTCCATGTTGTGTATAGAGTTAAATAACTTTAACGCTGTCTTCTCGTCTATCTGTCCACGGTCTTTCCAGAAGTCTACGTAACGGTTGACTGTCTCGTCCCAACGCTCTCTGCGCTTCTGTTCAGGTAGCCATCGTGCGTAGCGGCTCTTGTGTATAAACTGTTGATACTGATCCATTATGTGTTCTCCTCTGTTACCATTGCTGTTAGCTTCTGTAAGTACCAGCCAGCTTTCTGTAGGTCTTCTACCTGCTTACCTTTGTAGTCATAGCGCCACAAATACTTCATGCAGTTGCCCTTGAGGTAGCCTTTGAATGCCACTGAAGACATAGACTCTTCAATAGCTTCAATACACTCTATGTTGCCAGTGTTGTAGTGGGTGGGTCTGTTAACACTGTCCATAATCTCTTCAGCTTCTTCGTGAGCTGCCTGCATCCAAGCCTCTAGTCCTGTCTTCTGCTTTTCAATAGCAGGTGCTTGCTTTCTCAGGGCATCCCACTGTGCTGGTGTTGCGTCATTAAGTCTCATCATCAAAGTCCTCTGCTATTCTGTCAAAGTTTCTAATTATCCTACGTTCAAATGCTTCCACTAAATCAGTCGGTGTTATAGACAACAGCTCACACAGTAGCTCCTCATCTAACTGTAACACCATCTTTTCTTTTAGTTCCTCTAGTGTCATGGCCATTATACTTTCTTCCTTTTGATGTACCGTGTCATATCCTTGGCTGTCTCTACAGTGTAATGCTGGAACCCTTCCTTGTCACACCACTCTCCCATCGTTATCTTACCGCCCTTGCGTACCTTCTTGTTAGGGTTTGACAACACAAAGATTAACTCCCACTCAGGCATTGAATCTCTAATGGCTGTGTACTTCTGTGTGTCACCTACCCTGAAGAACCCTTTACACTCTATCAGTATTGCCTTGTCCTCGTGTACGAAGTCCGGTAGATACTTCTTGTGTACTGTGTACGGTATGCCATAAGGTTCAAACTTGTACTGTCCATCTAACTTCTCTGATAAGTCCTTCTCAAGTCCTGACCTAAAAGCCCTCTTCATCTGGCATTACCTCCTGTACCTTGGGTTCCTTTACTACGTCTACTAAATACTTAGGCCCATAGGAGTAAGCGAAGACCCTCATGTTGGGGTAGCAGTGTTCTTTAAACTGACAGTAAGAACAGCCCATCGCTAACTTCATGTTGCCTGACTTGCCATCAGGTACTGGATCATAACAGTACTCTGTTGGTTCATCCCCTTCAACCAGCTGCTTGATGTGCTTAACCCTATCAACAATAGGTTCCTTGAGCTTTTCATTCTCTACATTCTCAAGGTCATACTTCAAGTAAGTCAAGTGACCGTTGGCTTTATCCATCGTTAGCCAGCCTACCTGTGTCTCACCACAATCATGGGCGTAGGCTTTGATCTGATCAATATAACCGAAGGGGTCATCGTTGGCCAGTGTGCCGTCCTTAAACTTCTTGAACCCAAAGCTGCTTGCTGACTTGACATCAGTAACAACACCGTCAATCTTGCAGTCCATGTGACCCACAATGCCTTCAACTTTACAAACCCTCTGCTCTTCAGTTACTGTGTGTCCAGCCATACGTGTCAGGAACAACAACATCTCTTCAATCAAGTGACCGTACATAAACTTGACATAGGTATGTGGCTGAAGTTCTTCACCAGCTGTGCCGTTGTAGTGGTTCCAGAGGTAGCGGTCAGTGCGGCCAATATTACTGAGGCGTAGCCTCCGGTTATCCTCTCGCTTCTCCCGACCAAACTCAGTACGCATCAGTGCCTTGACACCTTCTCCGAACTTCTCTATCTCTGCTTCTACATCTACAGATGGGTCAGCATCCTTGCTTTCCATCAGTGCGTAGATGTCCGCTACTACATTGTCCGTTGTTTTATTAGTACTCATGTATCACTTCCAGTATTAGTTCGTTTGCTATCGGGGGTGGCAACCTGAACCACTCGTTGATATTGTCACATTCCTTTGCTAGTCTTACATGTGCTGCTGACTCCGCTGCTCTCCTGTCGTCTACCTCGTAGGTATAAACAATGGTGTAGTCCCTGAAGGGTGAGGATGTCTGGTAGTTCTTGAGCCTATCCGCTGATTCTACTGCCATTCCTACCTTGACCCACTCAGGCCACGCTGGGTTTGTGATGACGTACACCTCGCCTTGTGTACTGTCCTTAAAGTTCTCTAAGGAACTAAAGGCTGCTTCCTCAAATCCTTTGTAGTTGCCTGATTTATATAGAGGATGTTTCTTTGATATGTATTTACCATTAACGAACATCCTATCAGGGTTTGAAAGTTTACAGTTTTTTAAGTTGTGTCTTGTCTGATAACAAAACTTACACGTTGCATTGTTGTTCTTCCTAAAGGAAGGTGCCCAGTTATCCTCAGTAAGTGTTACACTGCAATCTCTACACTTAGTGTGTGTCTGCCCAACTGGTTCCGACTTTGTAATCTCCGGCGAGAGGGCAGTTGAGTTCGTAGTGGAGGCCCGCAGCTTCAACACAGCTTGCTGCCAGTCTTCCG